GGCAGCGCGACTCACTCGGCGATCCTTGAGCCTGAGTCGTTTGCTAAGCAGTACGTCACGTTGCCAGCTGGCAAAGATCGTCGCTCATCAGAGTACAAGGCTCTCTGTGCGTCACACGGAACTGACAACGTGCTTGTTTCGGCTGACTCATACCAGATCGGAGCTATGCAATCAGCAGTACGCGCAAATCCAGTCGCTAACAAGTGGCTGTATCAGGAACCAGGCCGCAACGAGCTATCGGTATACGCGAAGGATCCAGAGACAGGGGTTCTTGTCCGCTGCCGATTCGACCGTCTGCTTGATCGCGGGTTCTCGCCGGATCTGAAGACGACGACTGATGCTAGTCCGCGTGGGTTTAGTAACACGATTGCAAAATACGGTTATGCATTTCAGGCCGCTTTCTACCTCGATACGTATTTTTGGGCTACTGGTGATGTGCTGGACGGTTTCGGGTTCATCGCTGTAGAGAGCAAGGCGCCGCATAACGTCATGTGCTATCGGCTTGATGATGAGTCAATTGAGGTTGGTCGAAATCAATACCGAGCAGCGCTAAATATTTATGCGAATTGCCTTGAATCTGGCCGCTGGGACGGTTACGATGGCGCCTCAGAAGAACAATTGATCGGGCTGCCTCATTGGGCGCTTGATCAAAATGACGAGATCGACCTAAGCGATTTGGAGGAGATGTAATGGAAGAGATGAATATTCGTGAGTTTGTCAAGATCAAAAGTGACAGGCTCAATTTTGAGGACTTTATCATGGGTTCTCAGGATTTCACTATTGCCAAGCTTGGCCGAAAGGTTGACCAGGGCAACGTTCGGCTCCTGATGTTCTTTGAGGGTCGAGAGGCTACTCCATACTGGGTTCCGAAAGGCATGGTCAAGTGCCTGTCTAACCCTGAAGGCTGGGGCGAGTCGGAATTCTCCGAATGGATCGGTCGTAAGATTCGATTGTTTGGCGAGCCGACCGTTGTCTACGCTGGCAAGGAGCTTGGAGGAATCCGGATTAGCCACATCAGCCATATTACTGCGCCGTACTCGACCAAGATCACGGAGCGCCGCGGCGTCCGCATTGACTATGTTATCTCTCCGCTTGAGGAGGTTATGTATCCTGCCGAGCGATTCAATGCTAACCTTCCGGCCTGGATTGCAGCAATCGCAGGAGGCAAGGCTACGGCAGACGCTATCATCGCCAAGGTAGAGCAATCCGGAAAGCTCACTGACGAGCAGAAAGACAAAATTCGTAATCCACAAGAGGCGGCACAATAATGCGCGGCGTGAACAAAGTAATCCATTTGTAGATATAGTTATGCTATGATGAGCCTTCTGTTTATGGAGGCGCATCATGCATAGTTTTGAGGAAATTGTTGATCTGTATAAGTCTGGAAAAAGCATACCAGAGGTTTCCGAGATCACAGGTAAAAGCCAGAGCACGGTTAGGTATCACGCGAAAAAGGCCGGAGTTCTCAGAAGTCGAGGCGACGGAGTAAGAAATGCTGCATCGAAGGGGCTTCTATCGCACATGCTTGGGAAGACAAGAGTTTTCACTGAGCAGTGGAAGGAAAACATAAGCATTGCCAAGCTAAAGCATGGAGAAGAATTCGCAAAAGGAGAGACTGTAAAGCAGAAGGGATACATCGAGATCACTAGAGGCCCGAACAAAGGAAAGCTTAAGCATGTCGTAATCATGGAGGAGCGACTAGGAAGGCCTTTAAAAGATGACGAATGCGTTCATCATATCGACGAAGACAAGCAAAACAATGAAGAAAACAACCTTGCACTAATGACAAAATCAGGGCATGGTAGGCATCATCAGATGCTAAATAAACTCAACGGTAAAAGCAGAGAGCGTAACGAAGATGGCACGTGGTGTTAACCGAGTAATTCTTGTGGGCACTTTGGGTCAAGATCCTGAAGTGAAATACCTTGGCAACGGGAACGCTGTCTGCAACCTGAGCCTGGCAACAGGCGAGCAATGGAAGGATAAGCAATCAGGCGAGAAGAAAGAAATTACAGAATGGCATAGGGTTGTGCTGTTTGGTAAGGTCGCAGAGATCGCTGGCGAGTACTGCCGAAAAGGCGGCCAGGTCTATATTGAGGGCAAGCTGAAAACCCGCGAATGGGAGAAAGACGGAATCAAACGGTATTCAACTGAGATCGTCGTTGACATGCAAGGAACCATGCAGTTGCTAGGCGGGAGGCCTGCTGATGGCGGTAATGCAGCGCCTAAGCCACAGCAGACTAAGCCACAGCAAAGCCAGCAAGCCGCGCCGCCTGATGACTTCGGGATGGACATTCCCTTTTCTCCAGCTCACTACCTGATGGGGGCCTGATATGTCAAACACACCAGAAGCCGAACTCGAATATCTGCAATGGTTTCATTGCAATGCTGACTTTGGTCCTGCCGAGAGTGACGTTCGTTACTATCTGAATCAGCAGTACACGGAGCAAACCGGCAATCCAGTGCCAGAAGGCTACGACGAAGAGTAACAACAAAGCCCCGCTAACCACGGGGCAATCTACCAGGAGGATAAATGAAAAGAAAAGGCTCGCCTAGATCGGATCTTACCGAAGCCGACGTAGCGCACATTCGCGAGCTAGTTGCGTGGCGACGAGATGAGATCAAGCGGATCAACTCAATTGCCGGACCGAAGGCGCTGGCTGAGAAGTTCGAGGTGTCTACGGTGACAATCCACAAGATCGGTACTTATAGGACGTGGTGAATGACTTGGATGCTTGACCTGTACAAAGAGATTGGAAGGCCTGCAAAGGAGGTAGTGCAGGAGCTTCTTAACGAGCACAGTATGGCGGTGTCTGCTCGTATTGTTGGTGTTTCCGCACATACGCTGAAGAAATACGCAGTTCAGAACGGGCTTACGTGGACTCGGTACAAGCAGGACGGAGAACGAAAGCCGCGCCCGAGAAACGTTGAGTACAAGAATATCAAGATGATTGAGCACGACGGGCATCGGCGTACTATGCGCGAATGGGCTCGCCACCTGGGAATGCATCACACAACAATTATTGACAGGCTGAAGAAGGGCTGGACGGTTGAGGCGACACTGACAACCCCGCCACGCCGAAACACGCTGAGGGTTTAACATGCGCTCTGTTATCAGTGAGGTAGAGCAGGAATACGGGCAGCCGTTTTGGGATGTTGTTCGCGGGTTCGCTGAGGATGGTCATAGTATCCATGCGGTCGCTGGTCTGCTCGGTTACTCAAGCGATACGCCGTTTCGCAGACTGATCAGGCGTCACCGTGTTGAGATCGCCTTTGCATCTGCTCAGGAATCAGTTTTTCAGGCTGAGGCCAGAGCAGGCAGGCGCGGAAAGTGTACGAATGCTCAGAGACTGGCAGCTATGTCAGCATCTAACGCAAACCCAGGATACAGGCGGGTTGAGTTTGGCGGAGTAGTCGATACCCTTGCGGGTCACGCGGAAAGGCTTGGAATTTCCAAGTCAACCATGTACAAGCGATATGCGCGCAGGCCGGATGACTTGGGCTATGTGTTCTCTCGGGCCAAGCAGTATGTTTCGCCGCCTAGAGGGATGGGGCTACAGTCTAGGGTTTACCGCCTTGCAGCCCACGGATAATCCCCTGCAAAACCTTTATTTGGGCGTCTTTTGTTTCGATGAGTCGTCGATGGGTGAGATAAGCAGATTCAAACTCTCGGTCGAGGATGGCAACTCCTCCATCGCCCACGCCGGAATCACCGGTAGCTGGCACACAGGTTGCTGCGATGCGCAACCGCTTAGCACCAGAAGCAAGGTCGGCAGCAAGCACATCAATTTTAGCTTTTGCATCTGATAATTCCTTGCTGGCCTTAGCGTCAGCTTGGGTTACTACGAAAGACTGCTCAAGCACTGCCTGAGCCTTTTCCTGAGCCCGTACAAGCTCGATACGGGAAACCCTGGCATCATGCCAAAGGAAGACGACGAACGCACCGCATGCGAGCCCTGAGAGGAAGCGCCAGGGTAGCGACAGCAGCCAGGTTGGCATTAGGATTCACCGTTGAACATTTTTAGCTCGGCTTTTCGGCGGCGAACCAATCCATCCATCTCAACACCATCGTTTTTCGTCCAGCGAAGCAGCTGCTTCCCCGCTCCGTGGTAATCGCCAGCGTTGAGCATTTTGAGCAGTGTCGAACTCTTGAGGCTGCCAATCCCAAGGTTGTAGGTGAACGAAACCAGCGCATCGAACTGGTATTGAGTCAGCGGAACTTTAACCAGTGACGATACGGCCTTCTCGAACTTGACAAGGTCGCTAGCGAATCGTTTGTCGGCCTTATCCTTTGTCCATACAGTTCCTGGACCGATATCCTCCCCGGTGCTGCCCCAGCCAATGGTGTATGGCTTGCCATCCTTGCTGCCAGGATCAGGGTACGCCTCAAGACGAAGCGACTCGAAGCTATGGATTAGGTCGATTCCAGTCTGTGAAGTTTTCATGGTGTACCTCGAAAATATATCCCCATCTTACCAAATATTCCTTGACCAATCGTCGCCACTGACATAGGATTCGTTTAAGCCAACAGGAGCGCCACCATGCACACAAAAACTGAAGCAGCATTCGTAAAAGAAGTACACCGGGCCATTTCATTCGCAGATGACAAATTCCAGCGCTCGCGTACAAGCGAGTACAAACACATTTTCGGCATGCTGCGCGGTGCATTGCTTGTCGGCGGTATCAGCTACGAGATGTATTCCAAGCTCTACAGTCATGTTTGGGAATGTAAATTCGACATGGAAGGTGTAGATATGGAAGATCCGGAACAGGCTGAACTGGATATGGAGGATTGATGATGATCATCAATGGAAGAATGGGATTAAGCCGGAGAAGTGACGACAAGATATGCATTGAGGTAGAAGATGAGGCGTCAGGAGTTAAGTTTCTTGTTGCCGAGATAGAGCCTTACGATTTTGCTCAGCTTATTACGGGCCTTCATGGTGTTAAGGCTCAATGCCACGTAAAGGGTCTTGATTTTGTAGGAAGGAAAAAAGTAAGGGAGGCTAGAAGCGTTATTTGCGGAATTGATTCATACAACAACGATAAATTACGCGAGTGGCTTTTAGAGAACTGCCAAGAAGAAGGATGGATCATTGATTCTTATCTTGGATCGCAAAACTCAATTTCAAGATGCCATGAGGGCACAAGACTGAATTACTCGGTGTATCGTTATCAGGATTTCGAAAAATGAAAACAATAAAACTCGGCTGCACAATCGTATTCCTCGTGACTATGTTCGTAGTTACCAGCCACATGAGCTTTCAAGACGGACTGGACGAGCAGGTATTCCGCTGCAAGATGATCGCAGAAGGAACCTACCCGAACGTTGACGGCTACTTTGAAAAGGTGTGCAGGTCATGACCATTTTATTCGTGGCCGGCTTGCTGGCTCTCAACGCTGCGGTTCCAATCGCAGCCTACAAATTCAGCGTTAAGCGTCAGGAGGGTGTATGGAAAGCGTAGAGCGAGTCACCGTGTTATGGCCTGTTGGTCCGTGTGGTTATGGGAATGAGCAAGTCGTTTTGGCCTCTGAGTTCGACCGAGTGGCAGCCGAGCGAAATTCGCTCCGGGATGAAGTTGGGCGCTTGGCTCGCCTGTTTGATGACCTGTCGAAGCGAGTCGGGTTTTCTGAAGAGCGTTGCCAGCAGACTGGAGAAAGCCCCGGTGACTGCGCTGACGTCCTTAGGGCCGATCTCGACCGAGTCACCGCCGAACGTGACGCCCTGCAACTCATGCTCAACGATCTCGAAGAGCAGAACCCCTGCCTGGAACAGCGGCGCCACGCAGAGCAGCAGGCGCGGGAGGCGGCAGAGCGGCGGGTTATGGAGCTGGAATCTGAGCGGGCCGCCCTTCGGGAAGCGTTGCTGATCTACTCGGGCCAGCACGAAAGGAGCGATAAAGTAGGCCACATTGAAATGCTGGATATCGCGCACGCGGCGTTGAACGGAAGCGCTCGAAAACCTGAGCAGTCAGGAAGGCCGATAGTCGCGTGGGCACTCACGTTTAACGGCGAATTTAACTCAGGATGGATTTCCGCCGGGGCATCAAAAGCATCGGCGGAAGGAATGCGCGACAACTACATATCGGTTTGCCGTCCCTGCAACTTGCCGAAATTGGCGCTTGTTCCGCTGACGACCGCCCTCAACCCCACCGCCGAGGCTGAAAGCCATGAGTGAATCAGGCCGCGATATCCTCGAACAACTCTGGTTACTCAAGCGGAGCACGACATGACCAATAAAACAATCACCCTGCCTGTCGAGCTGGTGCAGCGTGCCGTAAGTCGCCCCGGCAAGGAGTCGTTGGCAGTCAACAGCGCCGACATCATCGACCGTGGACGGGCACAGGCCGAGATCCGCGACCTACTAGCCGAACCTGTGCCGCCTGCTGGCGGGGATAAACCAGTGCTCTACCTTGACGCTAAAGATTTCGCCATCGTTACCCGTTGCTTGACGGTATCGGCTTGCATTGATGTCAGGGCGCATCAAGCTGGCGAATTATTCGACCACTACCGACCTGAAGGCCTTGTTCCGGTCTACAGCGAAGAGACTGTCACCCGGCTACAGGCTGAGGTTTTAATGCTTAAAGAATTACTAGAATCTTCAAGGGCTGCACATGGGAATCGCTGATCTGAATGCTGATGTCGTTAGAGAGCTTCTGGATTACGAACCGGAAACAGGGTTGTTTCGATGGAAAAAATCTAGAAGACGCCGAACAAAGGTGGGGGCAATAGCTGGCGGATTGCATGTAGATGGATACATGCAAATAAAACTAAAAGAATACGGATGCTGTCCTTTTCTGCATCGACTTGCATTCCTTATAATGACTGGAGATTGGCCAAAAGGAGAGGTTGACCATATAGATGGTGTTAGAACAAACAATGTTTGGAATAACCTGAGAGATACCTGCCGAACTGAAAATATGTGCAACAGGAAGCTGGGCTCAAATAACAGGAGTGGTATATTTGGGGTTTCTTATCTAGAAGGATCTAATTATTGGCGTTGCAGGATAACGATAAATAAAAAAGAAATCCAGCTTGGAAAATTCGACAATCTTCTTGACGCTGCTAGCGCAAGAAAATCTGCCGAGATGTCCATTGGGTTTCACGCCAATCACGGAAGAATTCAAAGATGACACCACTCCAAATGTACAACCTAGGCTACACAAACAAGCAGATAGCTGAGAGCTTCAAGATAAGCAGCTCAACGCTAGCAAGGATTCTGCTAGCTGATCCTGAGTACAAGCCGACAAAGCGTAATTCTCGGGTAAGCCTGGACATCGTAAAGGAAACCCTTAGAATCCGACGTAAGGGCGCGACATGGATGGACGCAGCGCACTACATCGGATACCATGAGCGAACATTGCAGAGGGCGGTCAAATACTATGCAGCACAAGGTCTTATCGAATAAGCATTACCTCGAAGGCAAGTTAGCCTATCTGGAGAATAAGCATGAGTGTCCGCATCAGCCAGGACCAGAGAAAGGAATGTGGCTCGCAGGTCATTGTGAGATGTGCGAAGAGCTTAGAGTTTTGCGAGAAAGTTTGCAGTTGCAAGCACGAGCTTAGTGGTACGGGTGGGGTATTCCTGCAATCCCTGGGGATAATCCTTTGTAATGAGTGCAAGGGTGAGCAAGTAATCCGGAGACCGATAAAATGAGCCAACGAATCAAACTAAAATTCTTCCCGTTTCCCGACATGGTTTCGGATCTCGTTATCAATCTGGCGGACGACGGATGGGATATTGAAATGTCTCCGTGCGCGGAAACAGATCATTATGTTCTGATCGCTGAGAAGTGTTACGAGGGCGAGGAGCCTACGATATTTCCAGACGGGCCTACTATACACTAAAAGAAACCCCGCCTTTTGAGCGGGGTTTTTAGTTAGGGTTTAATAGACCTTGATGTTTCAACCCAGTTAGCAGAGCTGACAGTGCTGGGCAGTTTGATAAAAGTCACAACAGAAAATGCAGTAAGGGCTACGTTCGACGCTGTAAGCAGCCGCAATCCTCCAGAGGCCGCATAGCCTAGCGAATAGTTGTTAGACAAGGCAATAACTCTAAGCTCCTGATAATCTGATGCGTCATCAAAGTTAGTGATTACACCTGCGCCTGCTGCCGGAAGTATGAGAACTTTAATTTTTCCAGCTACAGATGGCGTAAGGTCGCTAGCCGTACTAATTCGCGCCACACGTTCGTCTGGGCTTGCGCCAATGGTAGAGATCGCGCCGCTAAGGTTAAATATAGGCTCGCCTATTCCTACGTATGTGGTGTCGGTTACGTTACTTGTTGCGGTTATGCGCTTTGCGGGTGTTGCAAAATCCCTACCAAACACTGTTCCGAAAATTCTAACGCCTGACGTTGCGGATTCAAGGCTAATTCCGACGCCGGTAGCACCGGTAGCACCTTCAATTGTGCCACCAATAATCGTTACGGCTCGAACTTCCGGCCCGATCATTCGTATCCCGTTGTTTAAAACTCCCTCAATATAAGTAATAGTAACGGTCCATCCGCCTACGTTTCGCAGGTCAAGACCTGTATCACTACAATTGCAGCGAAGTAGTTTTAAATTTCCTCCGTTAAGCAGCTCTCCAAGAGTTATTACACCTACAGCAGAGTTTGTTATGGCGAACGTCCAGTCATGGTAATAACTTGCAAGCGTGCTGTTATGGATTACGGCGCGACCATGGCCTATAAGGTACAGCTCTAGAACAGACTGATAGAAACCAGCCGTGGCAATTCCGACCATTGATACGTCTTTAACTGCGCCTATGTCTTGGATTTCGGGAAATCCAAGAATCTTGATCAGCGAATTTGTAACCGTGGGAGTTTGGGCGTTAATAAAAGAGCCAGCAAGCGATGTAAATGACCGGATGCTAGCGTGTAGCCCCAGGATAGTAGTTCGAGCATTCATCGAAACTGCTGGTTTGGCCGTAACGTCGATTATCACACCTTGAATATCAAACGTAGTTCCAGCCGGAAGAATGATCCCGTGTGCTAGGATGTTAAAGCCTTCGGGCACCTTCACCGTGTAACGAGCCGATACCACGGTTGCGGCTTTCTGCAATACGTGATTGAGCAACGGCCCTTGTTCGGTAGTGATTTGATTTTGCAGCCCGAACTCATCGGCGTGGAACACGTCGCTGTTTCGCTTTACCCAGCAGCCGGTTCCTGTACCTGTTGCCTGTACGAATGTCAGAAGATTTGCGAGGGTGCCATCCCAAGAAACGCTAGGGGAAATTACGGTTCCGCCGTTATGATCCGCTCCAGGGCGCAATGGATCCCAATAGAACTCAGAGCCGCCAATGTCAGAGCCTGGGTGATATCCGCGAGTAACCACTAATTGACTGGCTTCTTGTTTTGCAGCAAGCAAATCGACGACAGACTCAACGATCACCGATGAGCGTGCCAGCACGGCGGCACCGTTGTCAGGGTTCGTGGAATCCTCAAGCTGTGCCCGTAACGCCTCGTCAGTGCGAAGCACAAGATTAGGCTCATCGGTAGCGAATGTTCCGTCTAGTGTGTATGGAAACGATTGGTCAGCACGAACGCTGTATAGATTCCCTAGATAGGAAACTAACTGAGAGGGTCGATCAATAACTGTGCCCCCAGCGTAAGGTATAGGTGGCAGCTCAAACCCGCTGTTTGCTAATCTATTTGCAAAGTCATCTTCTATACCAGCCCACGTCTTCCTAAGAACACCAAGCCTATCAGGGGTAAGAAGAGAAGAGCCTGTAACGTACTCATCAAAAACCTGGCTGTTGTCATATCTATCTCTGGCATCAGCAGACGGAACAGGGTTCATTGTATTGTATGTGGTCATGCTAGAGGCCATTCCTTGTTAATGGTTAAATCGAAAATCTCGCTGTAAAGAATATCATCAGGGAAATCACCCTCGCCAACTGGAGGTGCTGCCCTTTCTCTAAGCTCAAGTTCTGCGCTGTATTCCCATAGGTCTGGACCAACAATTGATGGGCCAGAATAAACTTCAGTAAAACGGCAGTCGTGCGCGAATACGCCAAGCGGGGTCTTTAGCGGGCACTCGAACCAAAGCGCTCCGTCAACCAGTTGATCCCGCCACCACGCCTCAAAGGCCTGCCCCTCCAGACTGGAGAACAACCACGAGATACGAGCATACTGCGGAACGCTGGTGAATCTGCGCCGTTGCCTTGCCCTGCCACTGCTCAGCTCGGTCCGCATAAGCGGAGACACAAGCTGATATGAGCGTCCAGACTGAAGACCTAGTGGAAGCCCCGAAGGATAGTAAATAGTCATGGGGCTGTCGCATCATCCGATAGATACACCTGATCATTATACCCCACCGCCTCTACGGTGGCGCTGTCAAGCCCATTGGGAGAAATACTTGTAATAAGAACCGGATAGCACATTTCGTTAAGCTTGCCGAAAAGCAGATGAGGCGGCTCTTTGTTCCAAGTTACATCAGGCACAAAATCAATTGATGGAATGGTTAGCTTGTAGTCGTCTATGCGTGTTGCGGTATATGTACCGGCAACTGATCCATCTGGGCGACGAATCATTATGCCGTGAGCGCCACCTGCTGACCAATCAAAAGGCTCCGAAGAGGTTATCTGTACTGCGCCGCTAGGGAGAAGCTCAAACGCCATCATAAGCGCGCTCTGCGGGTATCCGCTTGTGTCGTCAGCTACCGCACAATAACTCAGGTAGCGGCTAACCAGCGCGTCCGCCTCAGTCTGCCACTCGAAGTGGTCTGGTCGGTATCTCTGGACCCTGCGACGGCGCATGCCGATCTGGTACGCCTTATCTTTATTTGTCACGCCTACAGCCGTGATCTTTTCAACCTTGATTCCTGCATCGCCAGGAAGTCGGCATTGAACTACGTCTTCAGTCCAGTTAACTGCATTATTAAAAGTAACCTCTACGCCGTCGAACTCTTCAGGATTCGCTATCAAGCGCGGAGTCCTGCGAAGATAGCCGACCATG